CCAATAGCTATGCAATTGGTGATTGTGTAATGTCTGCTTCTGGTTCGGATTCCACTGGTATCCGTTATATCCAGAAATGGGGCGGTGCTACAACTACTTCTGCTTTGCCTTTGGGCATTATCGTGGGTATTCGTGTTGCTGATCCTGGCGTAAGCTTGGTTGGTACTAACTTAAACCTAACACAGACATATATTGCCGCTGGTACTCGTACTAACGTGCGTTATGTGTATGTTGTGGATGATCCTTTCGTCTTGTTTGAAGCTCAGTTTGGTTCTACGGGTGCAACCGCAGCTCAACTGTCTATGAACGCTGCCGTGACTATCTCCGCTGCCGATCAAACTTCTTTGTCGCCAAGTTCACCGTTCTCTGATATGGTCCTCTCAGGTCCTGCAGTTACGGCTACTTTGCCAATTCGTTTGCTTGGTGCTGTTCAACGTATTGATAATGAAGCGACTACTGCTGCTAGTCCTTATATCCGTGTGTTGTGCAAATTCAACTATCATGAGTACGGTACTATCGCCTCTGCTTCTGGCACAGTCGTTAATTACCTTGCAGTTTAATTAAGGAGAATAAATTATGGCTGGTGTAATTACTACCGCATCCCACCCCAAGGCTCTATGGCCTGGCGTTAAAGCTTGGTGGGGACAAGTCTACAATGAGCATCCAGAAGAGTATGTTGACCTGTTTGACAAAGATACTTCTACTCAGAACTACGAAGAAGACGTCCAACTGTCTGGTTTCGGTCTAGTTCCTGTGAAGTCTGAAGGTCAAGGCACTGCATACGACTCTGAAATCCAAGGCTTTACCACACGTTACACACACGTTGCTTACGCAATGGGTTACATCGTGACTAAAGAAGAGTTGGATGACAACTTGTACGAGCAAATCTCTAAGAAACGTGCTTCAGCTTTGGCAATGTCTTTCCGTCAAACGAAAGAAAACATTGCTGCTAACGTGTACAACCGTGCTTTTAACAGCACGTATAAAGGTGGTGATGGAGTTGCTTTGTGCTCTGTTAGTCACCCCAATACTTCTGGTGGTACATTCGCTAATAAGCCTGTGGTTGACGTTGACTTGTCAGAAGCTGCTTTGGAAGATGCAGTGATCGCAATCATGGGTCTGCAAAATGATCGTGGTTTGTTGGTTGCTATTCAACCTGAAAGTTTGCACATTGCTCGTCAAGAAGTGTTCAATGCTCAGCGTATCCTTCACTCTAAGTATCAAGTAGGTAATGCCAACAATGACATCAACGTCATTGCTACTGGTAACTATCTGCCTGGCGGCTTTAAAGTGAACCACTACTTCACAAGCCCACACGCTTGGTTTATCCGTAACACCATCCCTGGTGGTACTGGTATGAAGTACTATGAGCGTCACGCTGTCACGTTTGATCAGGACAATGACTTCGACACTATGAACGTTAAAGCCAAAGGCTACGAGCGTTATAGTTTTGGTTGGTCTGATCCCCGTGCCATCTTTGGCTCTAATGGTCCGTAATTGTTATTAGTAACAAGCCCTCTCCCAAAAGGAGGGGGTTCTTTTTTTAATCAAAGGAATTTAAAATGAGCTACGAACGTGAAAAAGAAAAAGGTAAGCGTCCTGATGTTACAGTCCAAGCTAAAATGATGGCAGCTAAGAAAATGGCTCCCATGAAAAAAGCGGCTGCAAAAAAGACTATGCCTAAAAAGAAAATGTAAAGTACAATTCAGTCTTCCAATGACGCTTCAGAAATGGAGCGTTGTTTTAAACAACGTCAAAGGAACTTATCATGGCTTCTCCTACCCGATTCCCCGCAGGTGTATCTACACAATCCGTTGGCTCTACTTTAGGCCAATATCCCTCCCCCGATCCCTCAGATGTTGCTCAAGATTTTCACGAATTTGATCAATATGTTGCTGCCGACTGGACTGTAACTAACACAGCTAGTCATGCAACCATTGGTTTAACGGCTGGTGCAGGTGGTTTAATGTCTATTGCTGGCGGTGCTTCTAGCGTTACCGCTGACATTGGTGCAATTTTATCTAATCCACTAAACTTTAACATTCCTGTTAATGCTGTTTCTTCTGCCTATCCTCCTACAACTAGAGCTTGGTGTTATGGTGCATTTAAAGTTACTACTGCCATTAACGATCAAATTCAATTTGGTGCTACTAGTAGCAATGCTGCATTAACTCCTACTGATGGTATCTACTTTAACAAAGCTGCGGCCTCTACTGATATTACTTTTGTTGTTCGTAAGAGCAGTGCTTCTTTAGCAGCTACTTCTTACTCTACTGGTACTACCACTGTAGCAACTTTAGTTAACGCAACCTTTATTAAGTTAGGTTGGTTCTATGATGGTGCAGGTACTATCAACGTGTTTGTTAATGACAACATGGTTTGTGCTGTTGATGTTGGGTTTAAATCAGGTGCTGTTGTCGCTACTTTCCCACAAGCTGTTAACTTAGGACAAGGTTTTGGTTTGAAATCAGCAGCTACAGCTCCCACTACATCTGACATGATTGTGGACTTTAGCATGACTTCACAAACTCGTTCTTACTAACCAACATACACGCCACACTTGTACACATAGTGTCGGGTGTGGTTTGTTGCATCAATAACTTGATGTTAAACGTAAACAAAGTAGGAGTTTAATATGAGCACCGTATTTATTAAGAGTGGCGATCAACCTCGTTACTTGGCTTTTAGTGGAGTGTTGTCAAGTACAACTGCAATTGCTTCTTCACCTATCTACAAAGAAAGTCCATACAGTACATTTCAAGCTATTGTTACTGGTACTGGTTCTGTAGGTGCTACTGTTGTCATTCAAGGTTCTAATGAGACAGACACATTTAATGGTACTAAATCTAATTGGGTAACTGTTGATACGTACACTTTATCTGGCACTACAACTGCTACTAATGGTAGTACGTCTATAAGTGTTTGGAGATATATTCGTGCTAACATAACTGCTATTTCTGGCACTGGTGCTACTGTACAAGTAATCATGTGCGTCTAATAGGAGTCCTGATATGACCTCAACTGTATTTATTAGCGGAACGGTCATCGAGTCCCCTTGGCTTAATGACGTTAATGATTTTGTGTATGGTACTGGTAGGTGGCAATGGGAAACTATTGCTACATCAGGTCAAACAGTTTTTAATCTTCCTTATGCTTACACACCAGGTTCTATGAGATTATCTATTTTTGTTAATGGACTTAAGCAATCTAGAACATCTAGCTATGCAGAAACTAATAGTACAACTGTTACTTTTACACAAGCTGTTCCAAACACAGCTTTAGTAGAATTTAACAACTATTAAGCAAAGGTTAAATTATGGCTAACATGAGAATATCCGCACTAACTTCCGCAACTACTCCGTTGGCGGGGACAGAAGTTTTGCCTATTGTTCAACTAAGTACCACAGTTAAAGTAGCGACTAATGATTTAACTGTTCGTAATGTTCGTGCAAATGCAACAACAGGTATCTTGCAAGTTACTGGACCTGCGGCTGCATCTACTCGTGTAATGACTGTACCTGACGCTAATTTTACAGCAGCTAGAACAGACGCTGCCCAAACATTTACAGGCGTTCAAACCTTTAATGGAAACATTATTAATGGTTCAGCAACTGCGCCCACATTTAGTGCATATCGAGGCACATCTTCTCAATCCATATCAAATGCAACTTACACCAAAGTTCAGATAAATACAGAAGAATGGGATACGGCAAGTTGTTTTGACTCTACAACAAATTACAGATTTACGCCTACTGTTGCGGGGTACTATCAAGTTTCGGGAAGTGTTAACTATGATCCCGCTGCATCAGGTAAATTTTTCTGCATCATATATAAAACTGGCGTGGCATTCAAAGGTGGAACAGGCGTTCCTTTTATTGCCACTCAATATTTAAGTGCCGCTGTCAGCGCATTGGTATATCTTAATGGATCAACAGATTACGTAGAGTTATACACTTATCAATCATCTGGCGGTGCATTAACACTATACGACTCTCAAACATTTACATTTTTCCAAGCGGCTTTGGTAAGGAGCGCATGATGTCATTGTATGAAAAAATAATTGCTTTATATCCGCAATTAACTGATCAAGATTTTGTTAAGTTAATTGTGTTGCAAAACGATGGCGATGAAAAAGGTGACTATGTGGCTAGTTGGACACACACCTTGCCTCAACCTACACAAGAACAATTGCAATAATTGCATTAAATCAAAACTTAAACAAGAGGTCTATTTATGGCGTTAACCAAAACATCTTTTTCAATGATAACTGGTGCGGTTTTAAACGTGTTGGATTTTGGTGCTGTCGGTGATGGGGTAACTGATGACAGAGCCGCTATTCAAGCTGCGGTAGATCAGGCTTTATCTACTGGAGGCGGTGCTGTATATCTTCCACATGGAACATATTTAGTAAAGTCACCAGGATTAAATTGTGACACAACAAAATACACCGATGGGCCAAGAGGTTCTAATGGCGTTCCATTTGTTTTCTTTGGTGATGGAACACACGTTACTAGCATAACAACACCAGCCACAGGTCAACCAGGCGCATTGACAACTGGACAATTGATTGAATTTTACACCGCTGGCCCCGTAGGTATGTTGCGAGACATGGTAATTTCAGCACCTTACGGAAACTTTAATTGCGTAGGTGTTCGTGCTGGTGGAAATGGTGGTATTTACAACAACTTATGGATTAATGGTTTTAATCGTGGAATTTTTGCGGCATTTGCACATAACTGCATGTTCTCCAATTTGTTTGCTGAATATAACCAATATAACTTTTGGGTGGAATCAGCTTTTTGGAGTATTTTTTCAGACATTGTTACGTACAGAAGCCAGTTTGCGGGCTTCTACATTACGGGCAGTTTAACTTATGCAAGCACTGAAGTTCAGGGTTCAGTAACTCTTAACGGGGTAAGCTCACTAGCTGATAGAGACAACCCATCTTCACCAGGTGCTGCGGTGTATGTTGATTCAAATTACCCAGTAATTATGAATGGCATTGAAATATCTAGTTTTGATAGTTTGTACCCTGATGTTGGAATTCTTGTTAATTCACCAGACTCTGTTGTATCAATTACTAACCCTGCTATTCGGCATTGCAAAACACATGGCATCAGTTTAACACAAGGAACTGTGACAGTAGTTGGCGGCTATATTAATAAAATTGGATATTTTAATCAATCTGTGCCTTGGCCTACTTATGGTATTTATGCCGAAACTACTGCTGCAAGATTAAAAGTAATTGGAGTAGAGATCAATAGTTCAGGTACAGGTCTACGCACAAGTGCTTCAATCAATGATATTGTGTACAACACTTTTATAGGCTGTTCCGATGGTGGAAACGGTGGCACAAGCTCACCAAATGGAACAACTGGATTGATTACTTTAAATATCCAACCTACTAACGCTACATTTCAAGCAAATATAACGGGCAATCGTTTTTACAACGACAACAATGCAAGTAAAGTGGCTCTTGGTTTTGGAAATACGGCAATTCCTTTGTCGTATAACGTTAAATTTATTTCTAATTACACACCAGTAAATAACTATGTTACCGCTTTAAGCACATCGTTGACCCTTACTCAACTTGCTCAGTATTACATGATTGATAACGTTAATTTGCTTACGGATACTCCTGTAAAAGTAGAAACTTGGGCTGATGCTCAATCTCCTAACTCAAGACTGTATTATAGTTCTACACAAACCAAATTGGTTTGGAAAGATAGTGCTGGCGTTGTGAATAATTTGTATTAACTGTATTAACTTAATTGGAGTATTAAAATGGCTTTAGAAAAAATTGAATTTGTAGATCAAATAGAAGTAATTGAAAATGGCTGTGTCCATGTTCGCACTAAAACAGCTATTAAAGAAAACGGCAAAGAGATCAGCAGCAGTTTTGACCGCCATGTAATTGTGCCTGGTGCTAACTACAGTGCTGAAAATTCTAGAGTGAAAGCTATTTGTTCTGTGGTGCATACTGCAGAAGTAATTGCTGCTTATGCTGCTGTTCAAGAAACTATTAACCCAGTTTCTATTGGGTAATAAACTATGGAATCACAATACCTTATTAACACAGCTCTTGGACTAGGTTTTAGCGTCTTAGGATGGTTTGCTAGGGAATTGTGGTCTGCTGTTAAAGAACTTAAAACTGATTTGTCTAAGCTTAAAGAAGATTTGCCTAAGACTTATGTAGCTAGAAATGACTACCGAGATGATCTTAATGAAATTAAGAATATGCTTAGCAAAATATTTGATAAGTTAGACAATAAACAGGACAAGTAATTGTTATTAGGAACACACTATGGCAAGTACATACTTCATTGATAATTCAACACCCATTGTTTCCTCTTGGCTTAATGATGTAAACAACTTTGTTTACCAAGGCATACAACGAGGCACAGTTATAGCTACAGCAGGACAAACTATATTTACAACTCCTTTTTCATATACTGTGGGAGCCAACACTCTTGATGTGTATGTTGATGGTGTACGACAGATAATTAATTCAAGCTATACTGAAACAACTACAACATCTATTACCTTTTCTGAAGGCATTCATGTTGGTGGCAAAGTAGAATTTATAGGATAAAACATGGAACAGATTATTGCTTTGCTATTTTTAGATCGTACTCTTGCACATCTAGAACACCTACGCACTAAAAGCTATGCCCAACACGTAGCTTTAGGAACTTTTTA